GGGTCATAAAGTTGATCTCTATGGTCCTGCTATTCCAGACTTTGAAACCGTGGTCAAAGAAGCTAAATACTTCGGTGAACGTAAACTTAATGTTGAAGTTCATGGAATCCTTGAACCCCTCAAAGTTAGACTGATCACTAAAGGGGAGTCTGTTCCTTACTGGTTAAGTCGAACGGCTCAGAAAGATATGTGGTCCTATCTCCAAAATTTTGATATTTTCTTGGCGACAGGTACACCACTCACTTTAGAACACATCATTGACTTGAGAGACAAAAGGGATACCTTTGAAAGGAAATATAATATCCATTTTGACTCTTGGGTTTCAGGAGACTACTCCGGAGCTACTGACGGTGTTGACATCCGAATGACAGCTTTGGTATTCGAAGAAATGCTTAAACATTCAAATTATTCTGAAGACTTCAAGAATATTCTTAGACGGGTAATCTACCAACAACGTCTCCACTATCCAGAGGTAACATTGAAAATACCTAAGAAAAGGAAATTAAAGGATAGAAACCATTTTAAGTCAGTTCGTTACATTGAAAGGAAGATTCAAGTACCTTCCGTACTCCAACGTAACGGCCAACTTATGGGCTCTACCTTATCATTCCCAATTCTCTGTATAATCAATCTCATAGCATACTGGTATGCTTTAGAGACTTACCTTGGTCGACAAGTTGAACTTGAAGACTTACCGGTTAGAATCAACGGAGATGATATCTTATTCCCATCTAATCCCGAAATGTACTCCATCTGGCAAGAGAAGATCCATAGTGTGGGTTTCGATTTGTCTATAGGTAAAAACTATATTCATTCTCGTTACTTTACCATGAATTCTATGCTCTTTTCAGAAAACCGTACTACAGGAACTGTTGATCAGATTCCTTACTTTAATCCAGGTCTCTTAACCGGAAAGGCTAAGGTCACCGCCCGTGACAATGTCAGGGTTTTACCCCTCTGGGATTGGTATGAAGAAGTTATTAACGGTGCCAAAGATAAATGGAGGGCCCATAAAAGGTTTATCCACTATCACAAGTCACTGATAAAGCAACTAACCAGAAACGGTAAGTTGAACTTGTTCATCAATCGACATTTAGGTGGTGTTGGCTTCCCGCTGGATCCCGAAGTCAGAAGGCATATAACCATCACAAGCTATCAACGGAAGTTAGCTCACTATTACATGAGAAACACCGTTAGAAGGGCTCGATCTGGTATCGATCCAACTAAGTTTGTCCTACGGTTAGTAAAGAAAGAAACCAAAACAAAATCTTATACCTGTATAGATTTAGGTTTCCATGATCGACTGGAGTATATTCCAGAAACGTCACCTTTAAACGTAAATCAAAGTAATGAAACGAAGAGGCTATACGATCTTCCCCTCATGTCACAAAGACCAACAAGTTTCTCTAAGCCCCTGCTTACTATTAAGCACGGTGTTAGACTACCATCTTCTTGTAAGATGAGTAGAGAACCTAGATTGAAAACCGATAAATTGTTCAGTTTTCCATACAAACTTGTCAGTGTACATGATCTTCCGGTAGGTTATCAACTTTCCGATTACTCGATTGAAGATTCCCAATTCTTTGATCCTGAAATAGGACAGCAGAATAACCGCTATCGATCAAAGGGCTGGTATTGGATTGACTTCAATACTGGTCACCTACACTACCAAGACAAGACCTATAAATCTAAGGATTCTTGGAGGAAACCCCTTGTTGTACATGTGTAATTGGGTCATATGTATTAAATTGACTAAAACGGTGTAAGCTGGGTATAGAGCTTGCTCAATACTTCCGTGCTAAATCGCCTGGAGCGTAAA